AGTAAGATAATCCCAAAACCACCACAATACCTTGTAACGATGAGTAGGGCGCCGGTTCGGGCAGGTTCGGGACCGTGACGGTGGCGCCGTTGACTAGCGCGAGCACCCGGTCCCGGTCCGTGGTGGTCAATAGGTCGACGTAGACGGATATTTGGCCCATGTTCCAAAGCGGGTTAGCCTGGGCGGTCAAGATAGATCCGGCCCTAGCTGTGGCGTCGCCGCTGTTGCGTAGGCGCGTGTCGAGGGTGTAAGCCCGGCGGCCGTAGAGGGCGATCGAGGCTGTGTCTTCTGATTGTTCCTCGACGGCCCCGGTCGAGCCGTAGGTAACGGTTACGTCGTTTATTAGGGCTTCAAGGGTTTGGGTCCATGTGGGGGACCAAATAACCCCATTTGATGGGAACTCGTAGGACGCTATTTCTGTAGGGAACGAATCCCACGATTGCGAGTAGAACGTCCATGGCTGGACAAGGCTTGTCCATGTGGCGGCGAACGCGGTTATTCCCCGGCTACCGTAGGACTCGAAAGAAATGAGCCCTTCGGGGGTGTCGAAATAGGTTGCGCCGGACCATTCCGCTAATTCGGCTAGGGCGTTTAGGACCGGCTTTAACTCTGTCTGAGCGCTGCTTAGGCTGTGCAGCTCTAGGGTGTCGCTGCCGCCGTTTAGGTAGGCGAGTCCGCCGTCTGTAAGGATCTTCTCGGCCCTATCCCGCACTGTTTCGTGGGGGTAGGTCGTGTCGGTTGTCTGCCGTAGGCCTAGCTTTGAAAGGTTGCCCATGGCAATAACGGTCGTTATCGCGGTCGGCGGAGTCGTCGATAGGTGAGTAATCGTAAGGTCCGAGATTTCGCCGTGAAACCGGTCGAAACCGTAGGCCTGTATAACTACGGGGTCGGACATTTGCGCTGTTACACCGGAAGTTCCCCGGATCGTGATTTGGGCGGTTGAGGCTTCGGGCTGACTGGTGACCCCGTTCCGGCCGTGTTGCACGTTAACCGTGTATTCGACGTCGGATAGGTCGAGGGCTACCCCGGCTATCTCCACAAGGGTAATTGGGGACGTCATGCCAGCACCGGTTGTACGTTGCGCCCTGCCCGGTTGTCACTGTTACGGATAAGCCGGGCAAGGCTTTGGGCGGTGGCCTGCTCGACCGCTATGGCGTTTTGGGCGGCTTCACGGGCGCTAACCTCGGCTAAGGCGGCTGTACGGGCAGCGGCGGCGGCCGTTATCGCCTCGGCTACGGCTTCCGCGATTTCTTCCTTAATCCGTGCCCCGATCGGTTTTCCTATGTTTTTACCGATTTGGCGTAGGCTTTCCTTTTCCGTGGCTAGGGTTTTTGAGAGCCCGTCAAGAGTGTTAATTGCGGCCATATCTCCGGCGGCGGTAAATGGGTCGGCCATAGCGGTCGCTACGAGGGCGGCGCTGTCTACGGCCTGTTGCAGTTTCGCGGCCATTGTCGGAACTAGGCCTTGATCGAGTAGCGCCTGTCCCCACACGGCGCCCTTCTCGATTCCTTGCTTAGCTAGGTATTGGGCGAGGGCTTCGCCGTTAGTGGCATCGGATCGTTTGACGGCTTCGAGGACGTTTCCGAACCATTCCGTTTGCGCTAGTTGGCCCTCGACCCCGGCTACCCATGCCGCCCCGTCTACTGTGCCGTCTTTCATGGCGAACCCTGAGCCCAGGTCAAACCCTGCGGTAATCTGACCGACCAGGCTGTTTACGTAGTCTTTCCGTTTTTGTGTGGCGGCGTCGAGTGAGCGGGTTTCGGCGTCGAGGGCGTCGGTTGCAAGCTGTACGCGCTTCGTTGCCGCGTCGTAGGCGGGGCTAGTTTCATCTAGGTCTTTGTTAAGTTTTTCGATACTGGACGCGGTGCTGGTGGCGCTGCTGCCGGTGCTTTGAACTGTTTTATCGAACCGGTCTAATGAGTAATTGGATTGCACTGCGCCTTTGTTGATTTGGGCTAGTACTTGGTAGAAAGCTTGTGAAGGTTTGTCGGCTAGTTCACTTAATGAGTCGTCAAGGATGCCGGCCGATATTGCCATGCTTTTTAGTGCTGCGCTGCCATCCAGAGCGGCTAGAACGGTCCCGGACAGTGACGAGGGTAGGGCATCGGCTTCTTCACCTAGTGCGCCCATTGCAAATGATGCGGCGTTAGTGGCAATTTCTAGGGCTCTGGTAGTCGGAAATAGCCTGTCGACGACGAAGCGTAGGGGACCAAAAGAGTCGATGACTTGATTTGCTCGGGTGTCCAATTCGATCAGCGCGTTAGCAATGTCTAGTACTCCGATGAGGGTTTCCCCTACGGTTTCGCCAAGGTTCGCTATTGCCGGTTCTAGTTCTTCCATGGTCGAAACAAGGTCGGTTGTTTTGTCGTTTGTGTCGCCCAATGCGCCCAGCAGGCCGGTCCCAAACGCTTCGGTAACGTTTTCGCCAGCGATTTGCAGGACGCGGAGTTGACCTTCCATGGTTTGTGCCGCTGTTGTGGCCTGTCCGCCAAACGTTGCCGCTAATTTGCTGGTGATGAGGTCCAGGTCACCGGTTTTCAGTGTGGCCGAGTCAATGCCTGCACCCAATTTGGATAGGCCGGCGGTGTTGCCGTCGTACGCTTTTCCTAATGCCTGTACTACTGCGTCGAGGCTTTTCCCTGATCCGGCAGATACGTCAAGAGCGATGCCGAGTATCCGAGTTGCTTCTTGGGTGTTGCCGATGGACCGGACGAGGCGATCATATGCGGGACGGAGTTCTGTGTCGGCTAAACCTAGGGTCCGCTCAAATTTGGATATCGCGTTTTCTACTTCTGGCAGCTGGTGTGCAAGGTTTAGGTTTTCTAGCGTTTGGGTTAGCTTGTCGATCGAGGCGGCATCTTCCAGCGCGGCTTTTACTCCGTCTACCCCTAGTTTTACTGCGAAAGCGCCGGCCGCTATTCCTGCGCCGATGAGCGCCGGGCCCAGCATGTTGGTCAGTTTGTTACCGAGCCCGTTTATGCCGTTACCAAAACCGGTGACGTCGCCTTTAGCCGTGTTAAGTTGGCGGGTTAGTTTTGAAACGTCGGCCGCTAAAAAGACGGTGAGTGTTTTCGCCATGGCTAGAGTCTGTCCCATTTCTTGACAATCCGGTCAACTGCCGCGCCCCATTCTCGGAGCGCTGCGGGCTGATAACCCCGGACGTTACTAATCCAATTCGTTTGTTCAAAGGGTGCGAAACTTCTTTCGCTTTCTTCTTTTTTGTACCATTTTCCTGATTGTCCTAAGTCGGACGGGGCGCGGACCATTGTGGCGGTTCCGCCACCGGATAGGACTTTGCGGTTGCCGCCGATTTGTACGGCCGGTACACGGTCGCGCTTGACTTTGACACTGTTCGCGATGACTTCGCCCCACGGGCCCGCGTAATACAGTGCGGCGTTTCGCCATGCCGGGGCCATGTGCCTATCGGCTATTTCCATGGATGATTGGCGGAGTTCGGCGCTTGCCTCTTTGGGTAAAGCTTTAAAAGCGCGTAGCACTTCGTTTAAGCCCTCGACGTAGGCTTCAACTATTGCCACTGCTGCTCAACTCCTCGACGAACGTTGCTAACAATCTAGGTTCCATCCTTGCCAACTCCTCAACGGGCCGGTGAAGGTGGAGCGCTAGTTGGACCATCAATCGCTCGACGGTCCCGCTTGGGTAGGGTCCGGCGTTTCCCCCTGCTCGGCCCAGATTTTTTCCTTCCGGGCCCAGCGGCTCACCTGTTCCATTTTCGTAGGCTCGACATCATGCTCGGCCATGTAGGCGACCACGGTGCAAAGATCCACAAGTTTGGGGCTGTTATTGCATAACCGATTTGCCAGCATTACATCAGCGGCTAGGCAGTCGACGCTAGTTGGTTCGGTTTGGTCCGGTCGTATGTAATTAACTTTTGGATACATGCGGTGTTTCCCCGTTCGCTAGTTGGTTAGGCGAATACTACGGAACCGGTAAGGCCCACGGAGCAGGTTGCGATCCCTGCGGCCTCGACGGTCATCTCTGCCGACTCGATCGACATTGTTGCACCGGTCCATGATCCGACGGCGGACGATACGACGACGGCGATGGTTGATGCGGCGGCGATAGCGGTCTGGATTGCGTCGTATAGGCCGGATGCTTCGTCGTACAAAAACTCGATGCTCATGGTCGAGTTAAGGTCCGTCTGATCGAACGCGACCGAGTCAAGTGTCTTTGTGCGCACAATCGTCGGTGTGGTGGTGACGGTGCCGGATGTTACTTGGCTTTCGTAGGCTACGGCGGGGGTTCCAAACTCCACGGTGAACGCGGCGCCCGCTACGCTGACTGCTGGCATAACTGTCTCTCTTTCTGTGTGCGGGCGTTGACCCGGTTACGGTGTGGCTTGCATCTGTACGGTAACGCTAATTTCCGTCGTGTAGACGGTTCCCTGTGCCCCGGTGTCGGCAAGTTGTGGCGGGCTGACTAGCTCGGCCACATATCCCGACGGTATTAAACCGAGGATCAGGTCGACCGCGTCCTCGATGTCGAGAGTTGCGGCTTCATTGTTTCGGGGACTAATTACTATTAGGACTTTCCAGCGGACCCGGTAGTTAAGGTTTGACCCTAGGCGCGTCGGTTGAATCCAAGGCGAATCCGGGATGACCACAATACACGGCGGTTTGGGTACTGCCGGGACCGTGGTGTAAACCTTGAGCCCTTGCCCGGTAAACGCGGTTACTAGTTCTTCCCGGGCTTCGGTGCTTAGGGCTGTCATCCGATCATCCCTTTAACGTTGAGGTATGGCCCAAGTAGGGACATAACTCGACGCGTAAGCCACACGCTGAGCCGGTAGGGGCCTGGGCTGAAATCTGTTGCCACGGCTTGCCCACCCGCTGCGGTACGAGCTTGAAAAATCTCGACTCCGACGGCGAGTGCTGCCTCTTTCACTGCTGGCGGCTCTGCCGTTAATGCGGCGGTGGTGATGAGAGTCCCGACAATATCGTCAGCTGCGGCGGCGACCTGATCGAGGGCGTCCTCGTAGGGTGCGGCGTAGTCGAGGTCTAGCGCGTCGGCTAGCTCTTGACCTGTTAGCAGTGACATGTCGGGACTCTCATCCTTTCCGGGGGGCCGGTATCTTTTTAGACGTTGGTTACGCGGACGATTCCGGCTGGCAAGAACGCCGCCGTAACCCCATATCCATAAATACTTATATCCCTGCCCAATTTTGCTACATTTTCTGCGGTAGCCAGCCTGGGGCCATCTTCGAGCCAGCGGGCCGCTTGGCCATTTGTGACGATTGCATTGTAGGCGGCGTTTGTGTCTAGGTACTTAGCGCGAATCACTGGCAGTCCCGACACGTTAACGCGCAGGGTGCTAGCGGTTGCGACACCGGAAACGTTTTGGACGGTGTACGGCTCTGGCTGGAATGTTGACCATCCACCGATAGCAACGAATACGGCCGTCGATACGAATACGGCTGATGCTGGGACGCCGGTGGCGTCTTCGCACGTTACGGAAGCCTCAAAAATTGCTTCGCGAAATGCTGCGCCTGTCGTGTCTGCCGCAAAATCGTAGTCCTGGAGTCCGGTGCCGTCGTCCCAAAGATCCGCGGTGAATTTACGGTCGGTAACTGTGGCGTATGAGGCCAGCATGATCCGGTTATGTGCGTCCAAGTAGCTAGGGCTGGAACGCTCTAGGAGCTGGTACGAGATGTCGGACCCGGCCGCGTAAGTTGCGAGTGTTGCAGTTCCCTTTTCAAGGTCGATTTGGACCGAGTTAACTTCGCCCTTTTCGTTTGCCTGCGCTTCAACAATGTCTGTCAACTGCCCATCAAAATACGGCCAGTTAATATCCATGCCAGCGGTCCCGGCGCCTTGTGGGCCACCGACGCCTTGGATAACTCGACGTCCAAGGTCAATAATTCCGCGGACTTCCTGCAAGAAATTTGGTGGCATTACGCCCGGGTTGTTGGCCGTAATCTGATCTGCAAGGGCGCGTGACTCAACTTCGCCGGCGTAAACTGCCTTCGAGTACTCACCAAATGAGCGGTAAGCGGCGAGGGGGTGTACGGGCTCGGACGTGAATGCGCGGGCCTCAATGCTTGCGACGGTTTCGCGAACTTGCGCGATCGCCTCGCGTGCTTCAGTGTCAACCGAGACAACCTCGGTCTCGACGATTGTCTCTGACATTGGTACTCCTTCATCTTCTCTAATTGCCGATACGCCTGCGGTGGCGTATGCGGGGTATGGGGTGAGGCTGACCTCAAGTAGGCCGGCGCTCATGTGCTGAACGGCGTCGCGCGTTTTAGTCCAGGCTGATTTAATCGGGTTAAACCCCACCGACAATCCTCGGCTAGCGCCGGTCCGGGCGAGCGTTGCGGCGTCGCGCCCGAGTGTGGTGTTGACGATATCGAAATCAATATAGAGGCCGTCCTCGCGGTTCTCGGCGCCGGTGATGATCCCGACGGGCTCGTTATGGCGGTACGCGAGCGGCTTTCCGATCACGTCCTCGACGTCGAACGCGTCACGGGCGAATGACTCGCGGACCCCGCCGATCTCAATTTCTACACCGTAGGGGACTGCGCGGCCGGTGCCGGTTCCGACT